TCAGCTGGATAGAGCGACGGCCTCCGGAGCCGTAGGTCGCAGGTTCGAATCCTGCCGGGCGTGCTGAATCATTCCGCGTACTTGGCGCGATCCGCGACGTGACGGCGTGACGGCGTCGTGACGGCCAAGGTAGGCCTCATGAGCCTCGTCCGCGGTGTCCTGAACCGTGGTCGGGGCGAGGTGGGCATACCTCTGGGTGGTACGGATGTCCCTGTGCCCGAGCACGGCCTGGACGTCCTGTAGCCGCCAGCGGATCCCCCACCAGCCGGACACGAGCGACGATGCGCAGGTGTGGCGGAGCAGGTGCCACCAGATCTCCTTGCCGATGCGGGGGATGATGCCGAAGCGCTCGCGAACGAGCTTGTACGTCCTCGGCGGTTTGATGTCCCGCCGCTTACCGCGTGGTGTCGGGAACATCAGGCCGAGTGGGTTCTTCGGGCAGTAGGTCGGCAGCACTTCAAGCCACTTCTTCGCCGCCTCCAGCCCCGGCCCCCAGAGGTCGACCTTCCGGATCTGCTTCTCGCCTTTGCGGCCCTTCGGCGGCCTGTACCGCTCCTTCTCCGGATCCCACGACCCAAAGCGCACGACGATGTGTGGGGCGTCGCTCTCCACATCGACGTCCGCGAGATGCAGGCACCACTGCTCGCCCTCGCGTAAACCCGTTCCGATGGAGAACGCGGCGATCCACTTCTCGAGGCGTTGGAGGTCGTCGAATTCCTCGATCGTGTCCCAGAGACCGAGCATGCGCTTCTGGTCGTTCAGGTCGAGGTAGTGACCTTCCTGGTATCCCTCGTCCTCGTCGCCGTCCTCTCGTGCGACCTTCAAGTCGAGGAACGGGTTAGACGTGACGTATTCCTTGTCGATCGCCCAAGCCCACGCCCGACGGGCGAGGTTCAGGCAATGGCGACGTGTGCTCCACGAGACCAGCTTCGGCTTCCGCTTGCCGTGCTTCTTCGGATCGTAGGCCGTGCGCTTCGCCTTCAAGTCGGCCAGCCACTCGCTGCCGTCTTTCCGAACCACGGTCGTCATCGGACGACGCGCCCAGTCCGCTGTCGCGATGTGCTGGTGCCATCGGCTCACGTCGGTCGAGTAGTCGCGGTGCCCCCGTCGCGACGCAAGGAACGCCGGGCCCACCTGCTGCATCGTGAGACCTGCGGCGGGCTCCATGTCGCCCGCTGCGATCTGAAGTTTGACGGCATCGCGGAAGCGAACGGCACCGTCAACGTTGCCCTTCGCGAACGTCTTCGAGACGACCTGGCCGCCGTACTCCACGCGAACGCGGAGGTTTCCGCTCGGCAGCGTGGTGATGTTGGACATGTCGATCATCGAAAGAAGTCCTTCGAGGTTTCGTTGCAAGGAATGCAGATGTACCCTGGCGGCGTCGGGACTCCCTCTCGCGGCAGGTGATAGAGCTGAGACGAGGTCGCTCGCCCGCACGCCCGACAAGCTTCGAGCCCTGGCCAGTCGCGGATCGCTTCCGCCATAGCCATCAGGCCGAACGCCACCGCGGCGCCGTATCGATAGCCGTTCACCTTCGACGCTTCGCAGTTGGCGACCTGGCATCTACCGCAATAGAGCGTCTCAGGATCCTCGAACTCCCTACAGTCGACGCACTGCACGAGGCCGCTCATCGCCTCTTCCTCGCCGCGTCGTACTGCCCGCAGTGGTTCGGGTCGCACTGCATCTGTCCGCACTTCGTGCACGTGCGCGTGCAACCCATGAAGGTCCACTGGCACATGTCGCCGTAGTCGTGCTCGCACAGCGCTCGCTGGATCTCCTTCTCAGAGAGACCGCGGGCGAAGAGTCGGGCTCGCTTGAGATCCGTGTTCATGTCGACGGGTCGTTATTCGTGTCGAGTTCGACGACCTTCACGCCCTGTCCGAAGAGCGCACCGACCTCCCGCACCTCTTCCATGCTGCCCGTGAGAATGACGATGGGTTGACCACGGTGCTGTTCGGCGAACCCAGCCCATGCCTCGTCACTAAAGAAACTTCCAACGGCTGCGATCTTCATCACTTCACCCTCACAATCCCCGCACGCCGAAGCGCCCGAGCAGCCGCAGCACGATCGAGCTCCGTCACGTGCGAGTCGTCAGGCACCGCCGGCAGTCGGCGTGCCCTCTGCCGCGGTCGTGACACTGCCGGCGGTGGCGTCGTGTCGTTCGCCGGACCGTCGGACTCGAGTTCGTCTGCGAGCGCTCGGAGCAACTCGGCGATGCGGGCGCGGTTCACTTCGGCTCCGGTTCGAGGTGCTTACTCAGCTCGCCGATGAGCCACTTGAGGCCGTACTGGTCGAGGCTGACGGCCATCGAGACGCCTTGGTGGTTCATCCGGAGGCGAACCTTTCGGTCGTTGCCGCTGACGATTTCGACGGGCGACTCGACCGGGATGGAGATGGGCGGTTGGATCATTTGTCCGCCTCGTCGTCGACTTTCAGCCCAAGCATCCGCGCAGCGCGTTCGAAGTTCTCCGTCGCACAGTCGAGCCTCGCGTCGATCTTTCCAAGGTTGTAGCCGAGGACCGCGCACGAGAACCCAACGACGAGAAGACCCACGATCATCAGTGCGATGCTCATTGCGTCTTCTCCTTCGCCTCTTGGCGGTACCCCTGGTCGGCGACGAACATCCTGCTCCGAATGCGAGCGGCCACGTGGTTGCCATTCCCTAGCAGCGTGTCCACGAGCAACGCGCACGCTTCGTTCTCGTGTGCGCGCTCAGGTTGCCGCCACCCGTTGACCCGTTCGTAGCCCCGCTCCTTCAACGCCTCCGCGGAGGCGGGCACGAAGTTGGGGCTTTCCCAAGGCACCACGGGCTCGTCTGCCGGCAGCGCATCTACCGCCGCTTTGGCGCTCGCATCCTCTCCACACGCGAAGTAGTTCAGAAGCGACGCCAGCCCCTTCGTGCAGTTCTTGGCGTCCGACTCGTGCATCGCCCCGACAGCGACCAGGCCACTCACGAAGCCGCGGGCGATGAGGTGTGAGGCCGAAAGTTCATCCGGCACCGCCACGACCGCCCCCGGATGCTTCGGACACGAGAACGGATCGCCAGGCTCGCCGCACTCGACGCAGACAGGAACGGGCTCCCCCAGCGCATCGCCGGACGGCGGGTCGATCTTGCCGTTGACGGTGCGGCCTAGGCCGCCTTCTCCACTCCAAAGGCGCTCGTGGAGGGTGCACGACCAGCCATGACTCTCAAGGCCATGGTGAGGCCACTCATGATCGCAGTCGGAGCAGTAAACCTTTCTCCCGCCATGCGAAACGATGTTGTCGTAGACGATCTTCCGGCACCTGCGTCGCTCGTCGGTGCGAACGGCATCGAACTCGGCGACCACGGCAGCCAGGAACGTCTCCGTCGTGCCGCCCATCTCGCGATCCCAAAGTGCCTGCGCTCGCTCGCGGTCGGTCATGCCCCTCATCAGTTCAACTCCTCCGGCGAGATCGGATTGAGCCAGACCAGGTGCAGCGCCGGGATGTCGACCATGCAGAAGGCGACAGGGATCATGTCCCGTCGACCGTGAAGCACCTGGAGCCCTTCGGGCTGACCTTGAGCGGTGTCGGCGAACTCCTGCCTCGTCATCGGGACGAAGCACCCGCCGCCGTCCTCCTTCACACCGAGTGCGATGACGAGCTCTCGGATGTCCTTCCCATCACGGCACCACTCGTCGCAAAGCGACACGATTCGCGGCTGGGCGTGGTCGAGCATTTTGCCGAAGAGTTCGTAGACCTCGACATCGCTCATCGGAGCGGACTTCGTAGCGGCTGCCTTGCGTCGTTCGTGGCGGTTCATCACGCGACGCCTCCCGGCGCCATCGGCACCGATCCAATGTTTGCGGTGAACGCGTCCCCTTGGGGGTCTCGGAAGAGCACGAGCCGATGGAAACCGGGTCGAGCGGGCTTCTGGATGTACGGCAGGATCTTCCGCAGCCGCTTGTCTTTCTTGCTCGCGATCACGTAGTCGGCGAGCGCGACGACGGCGAAGGTCGTGTCGGTCGTGACCTCGTTCATGTGGACGACGATCACGTCGTCGGGCGACGTCGAGTTGGCAACGCAGGTCTGAATCGCCGCATGCATCTCGCTCGTGAGAAGATCAGAAACCTTGGTCATCACGCCGCCTCCTTCATGTCGACCACGTCGACAACGTTGCCATCCGGCAGCGATGCTCCGTTCCACTCGCGAACGATCATTTCGGCGATCTCGTTGACGATGAGGTGCTGGAGCCCGTGCTTGTTTGGCGAAGCAGCGAGCATGTATTGCCAGTGGCGGCCGAGGTAATCCGACAAGGCCTCGAAGGCGACCCACGCGGCTCCCCATGCGTAGTCAAAATCGGTCGCGGAACGGTTGACGACGAGTTCGTCGCGCCACACGTCCTGCTCGACCTCCCAACTGCCCCACCGGCGAGTCTTCCGCATAAACGGATTCTCGAAGCCGAAAATCCGCTGGAGTTCGATGCACTCGTCTCGCTCTCGCTGAGCCTTCTCGGTCAGCGTGAGTTTGTAGCCACCGATCCAAAGCCCGTCGTGCGTCGCGACGACGCCGATCAACTGGATGGCCGCATCCTCGGGGTCGAGCACGAAGGCATCTCGGTCGAGTCCGATGGCTCGGTAGATCCATGCGATAGCCTTGTTCCGGAACTCGCGAATCATCTGCCAGCCACACAGCCAGTTCGCCCTGTGCTCGTTGAAGGGCGCCTTCGGCGTCTTCGCAGGCTTCGCCTTGGTGGGCTTCACCAGCGAAAGGACAGGGCGTTTGCTCGCCGGAACCAGGCTGTGCGTGCGCTCGTTCATGGAGAATGCTAGCGTCATGGGGTCCTCACTCGCTTCGAACGGGTTGTCGACACTGCGCCTCGCCGGTCTGACCACCGACGGGGCGCGAACCATTTGGCGGCCAGATTCGCGCTGGTTGCCTAACGTCTGCCTGTAGTGTTGCCACCTGGCAGGGAATTGTCAAACACGATTCCTCTAGGAATCGGCGAGACCCTTTGATTCCGAACGCTTACGCGCGTCGATTCACAGGCAGTGCGGCGACCAGATCCTGCAGCCTTCGACGCAGATACGATCGCGGAAGCTGTGTGGTGGCCGCGCCTGCCTCTTGGCGGAGTTGCTTTACGACAATCTCGACGTCGGCCGGCAGCAGGCCCGGAGGCCAGTCGAACTCCTCCAGCACGGCTTCCACGGGTGTCGTGTCAGCGGTCGGAGGCTCGTCGCTCTCGGTCCCCAGCCATTCGTAGCTGACGCCCAGCGCCTCAGCGATTCGCCTGATTTTCTCGGGCCCCAAGTTCCGGCGCTCGCCCGCGATGATGCGGGTCATGTAGCCCTTGGGCAGGCCAGCTTCCTGCTCGATGTCGATCTTCTTTTTGCCGGACTGCCTCAGGGCAATCTCGACACGGCTGGCCAGGCTCACCCGATGACCGTGCCATGGACAGGCGCTGGAGGGCACATGGAAGTTGCTGCCTGACGGCAGCGTTTGACAGACTGCTGCCTGATGACAACATTGGCAACATGACTAAACCTAGGTTCGTCCCGACACATAAGCGCCTTGCGCTCCGGCTTGCGGAGCGAGGCTGGTCGCAGTCCGATCTCAGTCGCGAGCTCGACCTGTCTCGCGGCACTGTAAGCCGGTGGGTATCGGGCAAGCGGACGCCGACCCTGAAGCTGGCCGTCAAGATCGAGGCGCTCTTGGGGATCAGGGTAGAAGATTGGGAGGCACCGATCGAAATGGAGACCGCGAGAGCATCGTGATCGGAGTGGCGGATCTGGAGGACGGCGAACCGGCCAACGAGACCGAGGACGAAGCCCCTAACCCGATGGCTGACGGGTTCTGGGCCACCCTTCGTGCCGGCAGCAAGCACGCGCATGCCTTCATCCCCGGCGTCTACAAGGGGGCGCTATGCGGGAGACCTGGCGTACCTCACGTCATCTCGGTCGTCGTACCCGGCGTGACGAACGCGCCCGAGTGCAAAGACTGTCGATCGGAGTGGGTCGACGAACTAGGCCGGCGGCTCAAGCGGAACGTATTCCCTCACCTCTTCCCTGCCAAGCCAACGTCGCCGCATCCACGAAAGCGCGACCTCGTAACCCTCGCCGCGTCTCCCGAGAAGCGTGGTTTCGTTATGAAGGCCGATCCGGAGTGGTTCGGCGGGCACTACGAAGTGCGTTGGGTCGACGGTTCAGAGTCGACACTGCGCAACGGCGAACTCGTGGTCATCAACGCCACGCGATGGGAGAAGCGGCAGCTCGCTAACGAGATGATGCGAGCTCTTCGCGAGCGGCGAGAGGCCGAGGAAAAGGCGCCGAAGCCCACCCGGCCAAAGGTCGTGCGCCTGCGCTCCGGCCCAGCGGCGCAGACGTCGACGATGACCGTCGACGAACTCAAGAGCCACATCGAGCGCCTTGGTGGCGTTCGCGCTGTCGCTCGAGCGGCGATCGTCGACGACAAGACGATCCGGCGCTACCTCGAAGGTCGAGGAATCCCGCAGGAAGTCAGCGACGCGCTGCGATCCGCGGCGAAGCAAAACCGAAGCAAACGCTGAAGCAATTGCTTCAGCAAACGACGAAGCAACCGCTTCAGCAGCAGGGGAACATGAGCGGAGAGTTTTTCGCGATCGACCGCAAGGAATGGGCTCGGGCGTGCGGCGTAGGTCTGAACGAAGCCGTCGCGTATCTCGTGCTCGCCAGGTTCTCAGGACCGAACAACGCGACCACCTCGGCTTCAACGAACGCAGTCGAGACCTACACGGGCATCGCTCGCAGTCGGGCGAAGAAGGCCATCGCGAGCCTCGTCACGACCGGACTGCTCAAGCAAACGAAGACCGGCTCACGTCCGGCGTACCGCTTCGAGCACAAGCTTGGGGAGGACTCGATCTTCCTGCCCAACGCGATCGTGACCGGTGCAGCGAGCGAGACGCCTCCCGTCGAAGTGCTTCGTCAGAGCCAGGACGCTCTACTGCTCCGACTATTCGTCGAACTCTACTTCGTCCAGAACCTGGTCGAGGACGGCGGGATCTCGCGCAAGGTCGTCTACCAGAAGTACGAGCGTCACAACGTCGGTCAACGTGGAGAGCACGACGTCTTTGGGTTCGAAAGGTCCGGTACGTACGTGTTCCATGGCACCCCCTCTGCTGCGCCACACACGTCGAAGGATGCTACCGGAAAGATCGACGTCGGCCCCTTCTTCAAGCGCATCGACACGCTCGCGAGCCACCGCCTGATTGAGTGGGTCCCGATCATCCACGAGAGCGACGAGCCGACCGGAGAGGCGGTGTTCCCGTGCGGCACCGGACGGAGTGACTCACTCGAAGATCGGATCGGGCGAGCAGCCTACGCCGCCGGTGCCTCGATGCTCTCAGCGCCACAGCTCGAGTGGGCCAGAGAGAAAAACCTCATCCTTGTCCCCGTCCGGCGTCATCGGTCCAAGACAGCCCTCATTGGGATCGCCCGCCTGCACTACCGCCCGAAGACGAGCGTCACGTCGGCCTGGTACGCGAACGCCCAAGAGAGCGGCGAGCGCTGGCTCCAGGTCTTCGAATCGATCCGAGCTTCCGAAGCCACGAGAGCGACCGGGTAGAGGGGCCATGCAACATCAAAGGGACATCAAAGAGAGGTCAAGGGGATCTCAAGGTGTCTTCAAAGACACGTACGAACAAACACACCCTACGGGTGTTGCGCGCACACGCGCGTGTGAGTCTTTAGTGCGAGAGGGGGACAGTCGATGAAGTTCCCGTCCGACGCCGACTGGCCCAGCATCGACCGAGAGCAACCGGAGCCGAAACGACGGAAGCCGATCGAGGTATTCTCGACGCCCGAGGGCTGCACCGTCATCCGCCTCTGGCCAGCTCCGAAGAGCGAACCGAAGAAGGCGCGACGAGGACGGCCGGAGAAGCGTCGCTGACGCTAGAACGGTCCCGAGTGGCCTTCGCGGTCGAAACGCGATTCTAGGCCCACTAGCGGCGCCGCAATCGACATCGGTCCGACCATCGCCACGGGCCGAGTCGGCCTCATCGAGTGCGGCCGGGTCAGAAACTCCTATAAGAGAAGAGAGTAGTATTTTGTTAGGGGTTTCGGGGACACCCGGAGCAGCGCTGAAAGCCTCGAAAACAGGCACCGAAGGTGCGGCCGAGATCGTCGGCGTCCGGTCCGGTAACGCGTGACGTTACCCGTAACGTTACCGGTAACGCGATCACGTCACGCGTTACGCCCCGTGACACCGCGTGACGTCGTGTGACCGCGCGTGACGTTTGGTCACGCAGCGTGACGGTCCGTCACGTACCGTGACGCGACGTCACCAGGCGTGACGCGAACGACTCGTTCGGCGTTCGTTCGACTGCCGTTGAGCCTTCGCTGGGCGTCCGTTGGTCGGGACGTTGGTCGTCGGTTGGTGCCCACCAGCACGATCGCAACGCGGCGTAACGATTCGAAGCGGCCCTAGCAGCTGCTAAGCAGCCGCCGGCGGAACGGCGGTAGCACCTGCTAGCGGGAAGGCTCCCCAGAATTCTGGGGAAGCTCATGGGTACCCTTCGGCGAAGGCTTCCCGGAAGGCTTCCGGAAAGGCTTCCCCAAAGCCTTCGCCGAAACCCCAATGATGCTCACCAAATCCACGAAATTCGCGAGACCCTCGCGACACACTCGCGAGACCTTCGCGAGGATCTCGCGAGTGTCACCGATGACTCACCGATGACCCTTCGAAGGGGCTTCCTCGGTCGTGGGCACGCTCCAGAAGCCCCTTGGAAGGGGCTTCGAAGGGGCTTCCAAGGGCCTTCCAAGGGCCTTCGAAGGGGTTGCCGACTGAGGATCCCGATCGGGTTTGGGCTTCGAAGGGGCTTCCGGACGCCAGGATTGAACCGGAATGCATTCCACTTCAATCCGCATGGGGCGGAATGCAACCGCTACGCGGTGTAGCGGTTCGGGAATTATCCCCGCCGTGGGGAAAAAGGAGGATCGCTACGCCCCTCCCTTTGACCTCCCAGAATTCTGGAACGTCATCGGCCGACCGTGACGATCATCGTCATGGTTCCCATCGATCGCGGACGATCACCACGAAGGCAGCGAAACCACAGCGGAAGGTTCGCGTTTTGGTGGTCGCGAACGATCGCCGCTTGAGAAAGCGCGGTCAAACCGACGTGTGGACGATTTTGTCCATTTTCGCTTTCGGGGTTGAGCCGAAAGAGTCGCCACGCACCGTTTGAAGTCGCGCCGACTCAAACCAGCGCTACAATGCTGGCGTGGCCAAAACGACGAAGCCGTGGGAAGAGGACTGGCAGCCCTCACGCGAGGGCTCGCGAACGCTCGTGTGCGGCAGCGACCCGTATCCGGCGGCCGACTTCTACGGCTCCGAAGGGGATGGCCGTATCAAGCTCGCTGCCGCTGCGCCCGACATGGCGCGGATGCTGATCGACCGAGAGTGGACCGGCGAAGGCACCGTGCCTGGAAGCGGCGAGCATGAGCTCGCGTGCGTCCACTGCTGGGGACTACGACCGAAACACGAGCCCGACTGCCGGTGGGTCGCCGTCATGCGCAAGGCGGGGGTGCGGCCATGAACATCGTCACACTCACGATCGAGACGCCCCAAGACTGGACCGACGACGATCGGGCGATGTTCCAGGAGTGGCTCAACGACTACGTGCTCGCCGGCATCAACCCGCTGATCTGGAGGAAGCCAGGCTCTTGGTCCGGCAAGCACATCGCCGCGCTCGCCGTCCAGGATGAGAAACCGGTGGGCCGATGAGCATCCTAGGTGCCTTCGCTGACTTCGTTGAAGCCGTGCACCGCTCGTCCCTCGATGTCCCGCACGAGGTCGTCTTGCCAGCGCGGGCCTTCGACATGCTCGCAAAGGAGCTTGAGCCCCGCTGCATCTACGTCTGTACGAAGCCTGGAGGGGTCGGCATCACGTTCGAGACGGGGCGCGGCGAGATCCTCATCCGACGAGCGTCATGAAGAAGGACCGAACGCCTTCGGTGAATTCACCAGAAGCGTCTCCCGTGCCCCATCCGGAGTCACGCGCGCGCGCGACCCCTTCGGAGACGGCCGCCAGGGTGAACGAGCTCGCCGCGGTGATGCGAGCGGGTGAATGGCGGCGCGGCGTCAGCGGCGAGATGTACGCGGCCATGTGGGGCCTGTCCCTGTCGACCGTTGAGAACCTCTCGGCGGAAGCCTGGCGCCGTGTCTGCGCGGAAGCGAACGACGCGGACGCAGCTCGGCCGACCATTGCCGGCACCCTTGCCGTCTCGCTTACCCAAGCGGCCGACGGGCGGGCCTTTAGCGACGTCGCACGGCTCGCTGACGTCTACAGCAAGGTCGTGGGCGCTCGAGCGCCAGAGCGGCACGAGCACGCGCATGTGGTGGCTCAGTTCGAGCAACTCCCGCCCCACCTGAAGCGGGCCCGGCTGCTTGAGGTGCGGGCCAAGATCGACGCAGCGATCGCGGCGCTACCCGAAGACGCGGGGTAGTGCGACATGTCGGATCTATTTCACTAGGTGACCTTGACCATTATGCGTTTGAGCGCATAATGACTGCATGGCTAACGTCAACGTGAGCGACGAGTTCGGGGCCTGGTTCAAGGGCCTCGATGATGCCGCTCAGGATGACGTTGCCCGCGTGGTCGACATGCTCGAAGCCAAGGGCGTCTCGCTCGGCTTCCCGCAGAGCAGTGAGATCAAGGGGTCGAAGTACGCGCTTCGCGAGCTCCGCATTCAGTCGAAGGGCCGCCCTATCCGCGTGATCTACGCGTTCGACCCCGTGCGTGATGCGTACCTCATCATCGGTGGCGACAAGACGGGCAACGGCCGTTTCTACGAAGAGATTGTTCGTGAGGCGGAGAAGATCTGGACCGAATACCTCGCGGAGAGGTGATTGGAGGAGCCATGGGAACGAAGACTTGGAAGCACCTCAAGGACGAGACCATGGGCTCGGAGCGTCAGGCCCGCGTACACGCGGAGGCGATGGCCGAGCTGCGTCAGGTCGAGCTGCGCGAACTGCGAGAGATTGCCGGCAAGACCCAGGTGGACCTTGCCGAGGCCTCCGGCTTCCAGCAGGCCGAGGTCTCTCGAATCGAGCGACGCGAGGACCACATGCTGTCCACGCTGCGCCGGTACGTGGAGGCGCTAGGCGGAGAGCTCGAAGTCGTGGCGGTCATAGGCGACCATCGCGTGCGTCTGCGGTCGGTCTGAGCTAGTTTCGTCATCGGTCCGCGCGTAGGTGCGGGCGTGGAAAGCCTGGAGTCATCGACTCCGGGCATTTTCATTTTGTCCGCCAGCCTCTGCCAAAGTTGGCAAAGGCCGCCACTACGCAAGATTGACGTAGCCGCCTTCGCACATCTCGTGGTGCGTGCCAGCGCTAGCTAGTTGGTGTGCCTTCGGTCGCTGACTTGCTGGAGCTCCGGCCCATGCAGCCGAGCGACAGGAATTACATCCTATCCTCGTGGCTGCGTTCGTTTGCCGGCAAGTCTGAGGACGGCCGCGGGTTCCGTGAGAGCGGCTCGCTGACGGACTTCTTCACCGACTACGCCCCGGTCGTGCGGTCACTCATCGACCGCAGCGCGATCGTGGTTGCCTGTCTGAAAGAGAAGCCCGACGCGATCGCCGGCTGGATGGCCATCGAGGAGGACGCGTTGCACTACGTCCTCGTCAAGCCGCGTTGGCGCCGTTGCGGCGTCGCACGCTGGATGCTCGCCGATTACGCGAGCGTGCCGGTCGTGTTCACCCACGAGACGAGTGATTCGCGTCGGTGCCCTGTGCCCGAGGCGTGGCGGCTCAGGCGCTGGCGCGTCTGGCCTAAGGAGAGAGAACAATGACGACGAAGAAGACGGCGGCGGCGAAGCCCGGAACGTTGAAGGTTGCGAAGACGATCGGATTGACGATCAGCAACCTCGGAGCGCGTACTCGTCGCGAACTCGCCGAAGACCTTCAGCGTCACGCGGACAACGGCTACCACGTCGCGAGCGCGGATGTCCTCGCCACCGGCGCGCACGTCATGCTCCAGCGCTTCGATGAGTGGTCGGTGGACGAGTTCATCGACGAAATCGAGAGCAAGTTGGCGGAGGCGCGGTCGTGAAGAAGACGCAGGCGACGCGATGAGTTGGGTCCGTCTCGAACGCGGCAACGACTGGGGTAGCATCTACTTCGCGTTGCCGGGACAGCGTCTCAACGCACATGGGCAAGCATCGGCGAAGACGCAGGGGCTGCCCTTCTTTGAGGGCGACGAGTACCGCGTCCGGTGGCCAAGCGGCGAAGAGACAACCGAGTCTGTCACCTTCGGTCACTACAGCGAACGCGTCTCCGACCACGGCAACTCGTACGAGGTCGGGAGCATGTTGCCCGGCTTCCAGCTCCGCGCCCGCGGCGTCTCGTGGTTCGTGCCGATCGACGCGGTCGAGGTTTGGTTCGAAACAGTGGAGGCCGCATGAAAACGCTCAACGAACTGCGAGACGAGTACGTGGACATCAAGGCCAGGCGCAAGCGTGCCGCCGAACGCGTGCAAGAGCTGCAGGCTGAGATCGACCGGACCGACCAGGAAGAGAAGGACCTCCGTGACGCCGAGTACAAGGCGAGCCGGGCGGTCCTAAGGGCGGTCCTTGGTGACGCCGAAACGGAAGCCGCATGAAGATCACCGCCGTCTACTTCCGTGACCGCGTCGCGCCACCCGGACTCGGCATGAACGCGGCCGAGTCGTACCTCACGATCGCACAAGGCTACGCCTTCGAAGTCGAGGGCGGCCTCGTCCGCATTCGTCGCGAGGGGAAGCAACCGCGCCTCGTCCCCATGAGCAACGTCAAGTGGATGGACGAGGAGCAACTGGCGCCGAAGGGCGGCAAGTAGCCATGGACCGCGTCGTCGGCCGGTGTTCGCTCTGCGGTGGGTGTGTTTGCATCCCCCATCTCTGGATGGGCATCTACCCGCCCGAGCCTACGTGCACGTCATGCGGGGCCGTTGCCCAAGGTCCGGAGCCTGTCATCGCGATGAAGCGGGCGCCCATTACCTCGTTCCAGACGCCTTGGGCCTTGCCGTGAGGCCGACATAGCGGAGACACGTGAACGTCCTCGACCTGCGGGACATCGAAGCGTGCGCCGATGCAGTGCTCGATGGCGGCGCTTCGAAGTCGTTCATCCCGCATGAGCCGTGGGCGAAGCAGAAGGCGTTTCTAGCGCTCGACGTACTCGAAGCCGGCTACGGCGGCGCGGCTGGCGGTGGGAAGAGCGACGCGATCCTGATGGACGCGCTGCAGAACGTGCACGTGCCTGGCTACTCGGCGCTGCTGCTGCGTCGAACGTATCCAGACCTCGCGCTGCCTGGCGCGCTCATGGACCGCTCGCACAAGTGGCTCGATGGCACGCGTGCGGTCTGGAACGAACAGAAGAAGCAGTGGACGTTTCCTACGCCGTGCGGGCGGACGTCGACGGTCCAATTCGGCTACTGCGATACTGAAGCCGACCTCCGCCGCTACAAGTCGGCCGAGTTCCAGTTCATCGGCATCGACGAGGCCACCGAGTGGCCAGAGAAGTGGTACACGTTCCTCTTCTCGCGCCTTCGACGCGTCAAGGGCTTCCCCGTTCCCATCAAGATGCGGAGCGGGACCAACCCCGACGGCCCCGGCTACGGCTGGTATCGTGAGCGCTTCGGCATCCCGGAAAACAAGGCGTTCAACGATCCGATCTGGTCGGGCCCAAAGCGCGTGTTCTTTCCGGCGAGGGCCGAGGACAACCCCGCGCTCGACCTCGAGCAATACGAGCTCTCGCTCGAGGAGATGCTCGGCGGCCGAAAGGGCGTGAAGTGGAAGCAGCTTCGCGAAGGCCTTTGGATCCCTGACGGCTCCGGCCTCGTCTACATCTTCGACCCGAAGAAGAACACCGCACCGCGCATCGACTGGAAGAGCGATCGCAAGCGGTGGACGTTCGTTCTCGGCATCGACTACGGCCTGACGAACGCTTGCGGGTTCGCCGTCATCGGGTGGCGCCAAGGCGACCCTCGTGTGTACGTGCTTGAGTCGTTCAGGGTCGAGGACATCGAGCCGACCGCCGCGGCCAAGGTCGTTCAGGAACTCGAGCGCACCTACCAGTTCGCAAAGATCGTCGGTGACGTCGGCGGACTCGGAAAGGGCTACGCTGAGGAAGGGCGTCGACGTTGGACGCTACCCATCGAACCGGCGCAGAAGCAGAACAAGCGCGGCTACCAACTCCTCTTCCAAGATGCGCTTTCAAACAGCCGCATCTTGCTCGTGCCGGAGACGACCGGCGACCTGCGCGACGAGTGGAAGGTGCTTCCATGGGACGCAGACCGGAAGGCGGAGGCGAAGGGGTTCGCCAATCACGCGGCTGACGCAACGCTTTACGCCTGGCGTGAGGCGCCGAACTATCACGACCTCGAGCAGGCGCCGAAGACCGAGGCCGAGCAGGCAGCTGCACACGAGGCAGAAATCGAGGCCGCTGCCGAAGACGAGTACGTCCGCAGCGAGAACGAAGAGTGGTGGGCGGCTTAGGCAGCCTTGGGCCCGACGAACGTTCGCAACCGCCGGTAGTAGTCGGCAATCTGCGTCCGCTTGTCGTCGTTCTTCACGGCCAGCGGGTTCACTTCGTAGATGCGAAGCGTCGTATCGGACACGCCGATCATCCTCGCCGCTCGCCGCAGGCTGATACCCGCTTCGACTCGGACCGCCGCATCTCGCAAACCAGTGTCGTTTGCGGGCTCGTCGGTCATTTCAACCGCGTGTTGCATATGTGCGTTGTACATGTTCCAGCGTAGCTCCCGCTACGCGATTCTAGCGCATTCACCTACGCGCATCACGGCGTGCGTTGGCCAGCTAGCAAAGAGATCGTGCCCAAGATCTCCGAGCTGCAAGCACTCCACGACTGGATGCGCTCCGTCGGTGCCGTGCATGTCCGCGATGGGGAACTGGAGCTCACGCTAGGCCCTCAGATGGTCAGGTTCGAGCCCTCCGAAGAGGCTCAGAACGACGGGACCGAGGACGATGAGGAGGCCGATGCGCTCCGTGACCTTGGCCTCAGCGCTGACATCCTCGCGCTGAAGAAGAGGTCCGCGTGATCACCTCGTCGGCTTGGTGGAAGCAGCCGGACGGCGAGAAGCATCTGGCCGTCACGACGACCGTTCGCCAGATCCGTGAGAACCAGGGCTACCGCAAGGCGCTCGATCTCATGCACGCGAGCCTCTACGCCGACCGCCCGATCACCGGGTTCGGCATCTGCGGCACGCAGCGGATGACGATTTCGGGGCTCCGGATCTCGCTGAACGTGATCCGGAACATGGTCGGGACGGTCACGTCCAAGATCGCCTGCAAGAGTCGCCCGAAGCCGATGTACCTCACCGAGGGCGGCGACTACGAGAAGCGCAATCAGGCGCAGAACCTCGAGAAGTTCGTCGGTGGCGTCTTCTACGAGTCCAAGACCTACCAGGAATGCGAAGACGCGTTCCGAGAGTGCGCGACCTACGGCACCGGTGCCGTCAAGGTCTACGCGAACCACGACACGGGGCGCGTCGTCACCGAGCGCGTCTATCCGTGGGAGATCGTCGTTGACGACGGCGAGGCGCACGAGCGCAAGCCGCGCAACCTGTACCAACGCAAGTACGTCGACCGGCTCCTGCTCGCTGAGCAGTTCCCGGATCATCGCGACGAGATCATGACATGCGAGGCGGACGCGGAAGATCGCGAGTTCGCCTACCAGACGACCGCCGATCAGGTTCTCGTGACCGAAGCCTGGCACCTTGGCGAGAGCAAGAAGAGCCCAGGCCGACACTGCATCGTCATCGCCAACGCGACGCTGGTAGACGAGGTCTGGAAGGCCCCGTCCTTCCCCTTCGCGTTCCTGCGCTGGTCCAAGGACGTCTCCGGCTTCTTCGGTGTTGGCCTCGCTGAAGAGCTGACCGGCATTCAGCGCGAGATCAACAAGCTCCTGCAGCAGATCAAGAAGGGCCACGGCCTCGTTGCCGGGCACTGGATGGTGCAGCAGGGCACGACGATCACGCAGCAGATCAACAACGACCTCGCTGCGATCATCAAATACGCCGGGCTCATGCCGCAGTACGTGGCCCCGGCGATCATTGCGCCGGAGGTCTACTCGCATCTCTGGCAGCTGTACGCCAAGGCGTTCGAGATCGCCGGCGTCTCGCAGATGAATGCCACGGGTCAGAAGCCCTCTGGCCTCGACTCGGCTCCGGCGCAGCGCACGTACCAGGACATCCAGTCGGAGCGCTTTCTTGAGGTTCAGCGCGACTACGAAGAGTTCGTCGTCGACATCTCGAAGCTGGCGGTTCGCGCCGCGAAGGAGATCGGCGGCGGCTACCAGGTCGCCAGCGTCTCGAAGAACTCGATCGAGTTCATCAAGTGGAGCGACGTCAACCTGGACGAAGAGTCCTACGTCGTTCGCGTCTACCCGACCGCGCTGCTCCCCTCGACGCCTGCCGGCAAGCTCGCTTGGGCGGAGGACATGATCAAGGCGCAGGTCATCCCGACCGAAGACGTCCTCGACATCGTCGACTTCCCCGACACCGAGGCCTACGCGAAGCGTGCGAACGCGGCCCGCCGAATCATCGAGCGGAACATCGCGACGATGCGAGATAAGGGCCTGCCGGTTTCGCCGGAGCCGTTCGACCCGCATCCGCTCGCGCTGCGTCTCGTGAACGAGGCCTACCACGAGGCTCGTCTCGACGCGGTGCCGGACACCCACCTCGAGTTGATGCGCCAGTACATGGCGACGACTCAGAAGTTCATGCAGCCGCCCCCGCCCCCACCGGGCACCGGTGCGCTGCCGACCAACGTTCCGCCTGGTGCGCCGCCCCCGATGGCTGGCCCGCCGCCAGGCGCTCCCCCTCTACCAATGGCGGCGTGACACATGAGCGACGAGCAGACGCAAGCAGCACTGGAAGCGATTCCTCCGCAGATGCGCGAGGCGATGGAGTCTGTCTTTGGTTCGGATTCGGGAGCCGCTGCAGAGGAAACGCAGAGCGCCACGCCGCCCTCTGGCGCCACGGATTCCCCTGCAGCGACTCCCGCGGCCGAGCCTAAGGATCCGGCAAAGGAACGCGTCGCTGCACGCATCCTCGCCGCTCGGCGCGCCGACATGCGAGCGGCCGAGCAGCGCAAGGCGATTGCCGAAGAGCGTGCCGCTCTCGAGAAGCAGAAGGTCGAACTCAAGGACATCGCTGCCCTCGCAGAGCAGGCCAAGGGCGCGAAGCTTTCGCCATCGAAGCTCATCGAGCTCGCTGGACTCGACCCGAAGTCGTTCCTGGAGTCGCTTGCAACGGAGCACGAGCCTGCGAGCGTTGCGGCCCGCGTCGCCGCGGCAACGAAGTCGGAGACCGATCTTCTCCGCGAAGAACTCGCTGCGATGAAGAGGGAGCGTGAGCAAGAGCGCGCTCAGTCGACCAGGGCGCAACTGGACGCTCAAGTCGTGCAGGCGCAGCAAGGCTTCATTCAGCACATCGCTGCGTCGGCGGAGAAGTACCCCCACCTCATCGAGGAATACACCCCTGCGGAAATTGCAGCCGAAGGGCTGCGCGTCGCAGAGGAGCACGCCGAGGCTTACAAGAAGAAGTTCGGAACCTATCCCGACGAAGACGTGATTGCCGAATACCTGGAAGACCAGGCGAAGGCACGCGCGGCGGATCGGGCTGCATGGCACGGGCAGATTGGAAAAGCCGCGCCGAAGCCCAGGCAGGGCGGACTCACGGGTGAGCATCAGATGGCCCCATCGGAAAGTCAGGGCCGTGGTCCGCGCACGCTGACGTCAGACGTCACGAGCACGCGCGTTGCCCCTCCAAAGCCTTGGTCTCAGGAGTTCGCCGACGAAGAGTCGATTCGGATCCTGAAAGCGGCAACACGCTGACGACGACGACGCGCTGAACGGCAGCCCGGTGCGCGGTGGCTTCGACCCACCTCTCCGGAGTTCGCCACATGGCATCCAGTCTCGACGCAGCCGCACTCGGTGCGGTTCTCAAGGTTCAGTACAACCAAAAGAAGGTCAACAACCTCTGCTACCGCGAGTCGTCGTTCTTCGCGAAGCTGAAGAAGAACCAAAAGTTCGGCGGCAAGGTTGAACAGGTCACCTTCAAGTACGGCAACCCTCAGGGTCGTGGCGCTGCATTCGCCGTAGCCCAGGGCAACATCACGACGTCGGTTTACGACGCGGTCAACGTCACTCGAGCGAAGGACTACGCCTTCGCAAACATCGAGGGCGAGATGATCGATGCCGCGAAGGACAACGAGTACGCGCTACTCGATGGCCTGAAGTCGGAAATCGACGGCGCGTTCTACACCTGCGCTCGCTCGATCGCGAACTCGCTCTTCCAGGCCGGCGGCGGTGCGCGAGGCAAGATCGGCGCTTCGACGGTTCTCGCCTCGACCCTGCTCGTCCTCGAAGACCCCAACTCGGTCGTCAACTTCGAGAAGGGCATGGTGCTGAACCTCAGCGCCACCGACGGCACCAGCGGCACGAAGAGGACCGGCACGCTGACCGTGGTCGGTGTCGACCGTGACGCTGGCACGCTCACACTCAACGCCAACATCAGCACCGTCGGTAGCGCTATCCAAGGCGACTACATCTTCCAGAACGGCGACTTCGAAACGGCGAAGTCGATGCTCACCGGTCTGGCGGGCTGGATCCCGTTCGTCGCGCCGGCTCCAGGCGACAACTTCTTCGGTCTCGACCGCTCGAGCGACCCGACGCGGCTCGCCGGCATTCGGTTCACGCAGAGCTCAGGCGGCCCGTACGAAGAGACGCTCATCAAGTGCGCGGCTCGTGTCGATCGTGAGGGCGGAAGGCCCGACACGGTCATCATGAACCCGATCGACTACGGGCAGCTCGTCGTTGCGATGGGGTCGAAGGTCATCATCGACAACAAGCAGCTTCCGGATGCTGACATCGGCTTCCGTGCACTGCAGCTCAACGGTCCCAAGGGGCCGATGGACGTCATCACCGATGCCAACTGTCCATCGGGCTACTTCTACATGCTCACCATGAGCACGTGGGAGTTCAAGACGCTCCTGGGAGCGCCCCGCATCCTCGGAGAGACTGGCGACGGTCTCAAGCTTCTCCGCAACCCGCAGAGCGACAGCTACCAGCTTCGCGTTGGGTACTACGGCAACCTGCTCTGTGATGCGCCGGGCTGGAACGCCGTCGGGAAGCTGTGAGGTGAGCCATGGCAAACCGCACCTTCTACAAGGCGGAGAGCTACGGCACGAGCCGCGTCTACGCCGAGTTCCGCTTCGTCGCTCCTGGCGCCGGTACGTCCGTCGCAACGGCGAACATCGACGGTGCTGACCTCGTTGCGAGCATCGCTCACGTGGCCGGAACCAACAAGTTCACGGTCACGCTGAAGGATGCCTTCAACAAGGTCATCGCTCACTCGACGGACGTCGTGGAGTCGACGGCCGGTGGCGCGGGCAACTACGCCTCTGCCGGCAACTTCGCCAACGAAGGCACGTCGGCGCCGATCGCGTTCAACATCTTCACGTGGAATGCCGCTGGCACTCCACGCAACGACGCCACGGACACGATCGCCGTCACGCTCGCTTTCCGAAACGGCAACTGGGGGGTCAAGTAGTGGCTTCCGAGTCCAAGAAGCCTGGCCTCGCCTTGGTGATCGGCGTCGGCAAGGACAAGGGCCGCTCGAAGGAAGACGACGACAGCGAGCCGGACATGGACGACGAGGATTACCAAGCGTCCATCGAGGAGCTCGCTGACGTGTTGGATATCAGTGACGACAAGCGGGAGGCGTTTCGCGACGCCTTCCAGGCAGCCGTCATGAGCTGCAAGTAGGAGGTTCCGTGGGCCGTCCTCGTTCGTTGGCGAACATGCTCAAGGACATCCGGCAACGGACGAACATGGAGAATTCCATGCTCGTCACGGACGATGAGCTCACGGAATACCTCAACCAGGAGATCGCCGAGCTGTGGGGACAGCTGACCCGAAACCAGGGCCAGCCGTTCCTACGCTCCCAGACCTCGATCGACGTCGTGCCGAACGTCGCCCTCTACTCTCTGCCGGCGGACTTCTGGACGCTGCAGGAGGTGACGGCGACGTATGGCGGCATCACGAGGCCCATGCGGCCGTTTATGACGGCCGAGCGTGGCTACCTCGTCGGAAACCTGGCGATCGCTCCCTTCGTTGGTGCGAAGTACCGGCTGCAGGGAAACAACATCGAGTTCCTTCCTGCCAACCTCGGCTTCAAGGCCACGGTCTTCTACACGCCCGCCTGCCCTCGCCTCACGCAGCCAGGAGACATCTTCGACGGCTTCAACGGCTACGAGATGGCCCCCATCTACGGCGTGTGCGCCACGGTTCGCGAGAAGGAGGAAACGGACCCGTCCTTCTACGAGAACCGCAAGGCGGCCTTCTTCACCAAGATCGACGCTCTCTCGGCGCACCGGGACATGTCGAATCCCGAGCGCATCCAGGACGTCAGCGGTGACCAATTCGACTGCAACCCAGACGTCGCTTGGTGGTGGCTCTGATGTTCACGCTTCCTAAGCGAGTCGCGTTCCGACAGGAGTTCACGGGCAACTTCGTGCTCGACCGTCTGCAGCGTCTCGCGCAGCAGGTCAACGACGCGCTCAATCAGACGAATGAGTACGTCGGGGCGCTGCCGTTCGCGAACGGGGTTTGGGTGCGTGGGTTTCAGATCAACACGGTCACATCAACGGTCACCCACAACCTCGGTCGCGTACCTGTTGGCTACATCTGCACGAAGCGAAATGCCGCCGTCACGTTCGGCGACGCTGTCTCTCAGCCATCGGACCAGACCAAGCAGTACGGGCTCATTGCTTCCGGCTCCTCAGTGGTCGTCGACCTCTACTTCTTCTGATGCTGCAGTTTCAAATCCAGCAATCGCCCTTCCGACTCGGCCTCGCCGAAGGCGTAGATCCGCGCCTTGCGCCGTTCGGCACGCTCACGCAGGCCGTTAACGCGGTCTGGAAGAAGTCGGGGCGCCTTGAGAAGCGAAACGGCACGACGAAGCTGACGAACGCCATCATGGGCGGCGGCACCATCACGACCGCCAACCGTCTCGGCGTCCGAGGCTCCGAGCTGATGCTGTTCGACGTGGATGGCAACGCATTCACGTACACGAACGATACGCTCGGGTGGCGACGCATTCCGGGCACGCCGCGCCCAGGCCTTACGTGGCGCACCGAGCTCGACTCGAACTCAGGCGTCGCGGGCTATGACTGCGTCGTAGCCGGCAACGCGCTCGTGACGGCGTGGATCTCGGGATCTCCGTATTCGAGCGGCGGACCTCCGACAGGGCCGCTCTGGCTTCGTGCCACCGACCTAACGAGCGGAAAGGTCCTCTTCGGCCCGACGCAGTTGGCCGCATCAGCAAATGGCGTTCGCATCGTCAAGCAGAGCGAGACGGTCGTTGCCGTCATCTTCTCCAGCGGTCCAAACATCAACATGCAGGGGTTCATCGTCTCATCGATGACGCTGGATCCTGGACTGCCTGTCGCGACGCTGCGTGCGGACAACGCTGGCACTAGCTTCGACGCCTGCCTCCTCAGCAACGGGACCATCTGCATCGCATACAACTCCGCCATTCGGCTGGAGCTGTACGCGTACAACTACGTCCCTGGAGTATCGATCACGCAAGCAGCCGCCGGTGGGGTGACGGGCACTGGCGGAACAGTTTCGATCTGCTCCACGAGCACCGAGCTCTACGTCTCGTGGTTCGCCTCTGTAGGATTCATCCGTACGGCCATCGCCTCGCCCATCACGCTCGCTCAGGTTGTTGCGGCTACGAATGTCGAGGCGGCGATTTCTGCTCCGCTCTCGATCTCGTCTATCGCGAAGGCTGGCCGGTGCCTGCTCGCATACTCGCTCGACTTTGGCGCCCCGACGCGAATGCTTGTGACGATCAACGTCAGCAGCTCGGGCGTGGTCGACACGGGGAGTCGCCGCGCGACTGGCAATGTGCAGAGCATCTCGCGTCCGTTCACATTGAACGGCGCCGACTACATCTATGTCGCGGACAACTTCCGCCTCTTCGGGGGAGGGTCCTATCTGCTTCAGATCCCGAGCAGCAATGGCGGGACTGGGACGCTGATTCCTCATCTGTATATCGGCCGCATCGACACGCTGCTGGGCGCGAACGTCATGCTTGGCACCGTTACGCCGATGCCGGACGGCAAGCGTTCAGTCGGCGCGTTGCCATATCTCTCGGAGGTCTCTGGGCCTGCGACGACAACGAGGCTCTGTGCGCTGCGCACGGTCGTGATGGCGATTCGCGATATGCGCCCTGTCGACCATGACCGTTCCGTTCAGTACGGCCGCGAGATGTATTGCTCGGGCGCTGTGCTCTCGGCCTACGACGGCCGGCTCTTGTTCGACTACGGGTGGTCGCGCGAACCGGAGATCGTCAACGTCGCCCAGAACGGCACTGGTAGCATGGGCGCGGGCCTGTACCAGTACGCTGGCGTTCTCGCCTACCGCTCATCCGCAGGCGTCGTCCACCGAAGCGCTCCATCCGCGATGCTGGCGCCATATACGGCTGCCGCGAACTCGCGAGCGCAAGTCGATCTACGCACTGTCTGCACGCAATCGAAGGCGACCGCCGAGAATGGTGACATCGCCTCGGTCGCCCCGACGACGAGCGCCATCTTGGTCTATCGAACGACAGCCGGGCAACCGCAGCTCTACGAGCTCACCATCTTGCCGAACGTGAACGCGCTCACGTTCGACCCGAAGCAGACGACCAACTCGCTCCTCGACGACAAGGCAGACGCGTCGATCGGCGGCGGCACCAACGTCGCGCTGGCGACGCGACCGACGATCTACACACAAGGTGGCGTTCTGCCCGACGAGCAGCCTCCCGCCTTCGTAACGATGACGCTGCACAAGTCGCGCCTCTGGGGTATCGACGGCAGCCAGCGCAAGGTCTGGTTCTCCAAGTCGTTCGAGGACGACTTCGGCTTCGCTCCGGGATTCTCGTCGTCGTTCGTTATGGACTTCGAGTCCGACGTGACGGCTCTGGCGTCGCTCGACGACAAGCTCGTCGTCATGGGAGGAAATTGGATCCGATACATCCTCGGCGATGGGCCAGGCCCGAACGGAGCGGACGGCATCTTTCAGCCGCCGCAGCCGATCCAGACCAACACCGGCTGCATAAGCCCTCGCAGCGTCGTTTCGACGCCGCTTGGCATCATGTTCCAGTCGGCGCGCGGCATCGAGCTTCTTTCGAGAACGCTCGAGGTGGCGTGGCTCGGCAAGTCCGTGCGGGACACGCTTGCGGCGTTCCCTGTCGTGACGAGCGCAGTGCTGGTGCCGAACACGAATCACGTTCGATTCAGCTGCAACACCACCGACGGGACTGCGGGCTGCGTCCTCGTCTTCGACCTTTCGGAGAGCCAATGGACAACGTTCGTCTACTCGGACGGGTTAGCCACATCGCTGCCGATTGCCGATGCGTGCCTTCTGAACGGGTCATACACGTTCGTGACTTCGGGTGGGGTCGTCTACACGGAAACCACTGCCCACTGTCTCGATGCGGGGGCCACGTACGTTCCGATGCGCCTCGAGACGGCGGAGTACAGCGCGACTGGGCCCCTAGCCTTTCAGTCGGTCCGGGCTTTCTCCCTTGAGGGAATCAGCAACGACAACCACGACCTTCAGATCTCTGTATGGTACAACGGAGACACGGTCACACCGGATACGGTGACCTTCGCGGCAGGCTCGCCGGTTACGACGCCAGGGCCGCTCGAGGGATGCGACGTCAGCCCTGGCACGCGACGCAAGTGCCAGTTCATCCGGTTCACGATCCAAGATTCCGCCCCATCGGGTGGCCTGCCAGTCGGAACGGGTAAGGGCCCGTCCTTCGACTCGATGGGCATCGAAGTGGGCGTCAAGCGCGGGTTCGGCAAGAAGCCCGCGACGAAGACGGGGTAGCCGTGCCCAACGAGTACAGCAACTTCACGCAGCAGGACGCGGACCGACCGGACCAAGGCTACAGCACCGGCACGCCTGGGACTGGTGACCATGGCGAAGTCTGGGACCCCGTCACGAAGACGTGGAGCAAGCCCGGTCAGCGCTCGAACGATGCAGCCAAGAACGGCTACTGGGCGTCGGGCTACATGGGCAGCGGTCGCGACAACAGCGCCGCCCGAATCGGCGGCCCGCAGACTGCCGGCCGCGTCTCGGGCATCGACCCGTCGTGGGGCGGCTACTCGTCAACGGTCGTCTACGACGCGAACGGGAACCTCGTAAACGATCCATCGCAGAGCGGCCGCGCCGCTGACGTCGGGAAGTACCGCAATCTCGCGCAAGCAGCTGCCAACCGGCAGGCCTATCAGAACGACTACACGGCCGCGAACGGCTACGCGGCGCAGGCGCAGCAGGCGCGTGGCATTCAGGGCGACGCCATGGGAATGGCTCGCAACGCGGCGCTCGGCGGTCCTACGGCGTCCCAGCAGCTCGCGCGAAACATGCTCTCGCAGGGCCTGGCGGCGCAACAGAGTGCTGCGCTCAGCGCTCGAGGCGGTCCGCTCGCTCAGGCCGCAGCCCTTCGACAGCAGCAGATGGGCCAGGGCGGTTTCATCGCCCAGGGCAACCAGCAACTCGCAGCGCTGCAGGCACAGGAGATGGCGGATGCGCGAAGCCAATACGCGCAGTACGCGACGCAGCAGCGAAACGGCGACATGACGGGCGCGGAGTTGAATCAGCAGCAGGCAAACGCCCAGATGCAGAATGAGCTCGCACAGCGCGGGCTCAACCAGCAGGCCCAGACCGGCTACGAAGGCCTCGCCTACGACGTCAACGCGGCATCGCAGCAAGCGGCGCTCGACAACCGCAAGATCGACGTCGGCGCGTACGACGTCAACTCGCAGTTCGACCAGCGCGACGCTGACCGCCGACAGCAGGTGACGGGCGCCGCCCTCAGCGCTGTCGGGACCGGTCTCAGCGCGGCCGCTGGCGCCTTCGGCAATAGCGACCAGAAGAAGAGCGGCGGAGACAATTGGTGGGACCACCTGGACGGAAGTGATCGCCGAATGAAAACCGAGGTTCGTTCGATGGGGCTCGCAGGCGCCGCGATGGCGCGTCGTGGAGGTCGGTGATGGCTCGCCCCCGATTCGAACAACCTGAGTCCACGCTCGACCACTACGACAACACGTCGTTCGGTGGATATACCGGCACGGTCCATGATGACGGTCAGGGAAACGTTCGCGTTTGGGGCCAGAACCAGGAGCAGAACCGGTACCGGCAACTCGCCGAAGCGGCTGCGCAGCGACAGGCCTATCAGGTCAACTTCGACGCCGCGAACCAGAACCTCGCGCAAGCTCAAGGCTCACGAGGCGCACAGCTCGAGGCCGCGGGCATGCTCGGACAGGCCGCGGCCGGCAATGCCCCTTCCCGGGCGGCGATTCTCGGCAATGCAGCGGCCGGCCAGGGCCTTCAGGCGCAGCTTGAGCAGAGCGCTGGAGCGCGTGGCGGACTCGCAGCCGCTGCCGCCCAGGCTCAGACCGCAAGGCAGGCGCAGGCCGCCCAGCTCCAGGCGATGTCACAATTCGGCGGGGCCCGCTCCGGCGAACTGAACGACGCGCGCAACGCATACCTGCAGACCGGCACGGCGATCCGCGGCCAGGACTACGAGGCGCAGGGCCTTGCTCAGAAGCAGGCCGAGGCGCAGGCGCAGTCGGAGAATTACCAACGTCAGCTCAACCAGCAGGCTGAGATGACGAACTACCAGCGTGAGTTCAGCGTCAATCAGGCCAACCTCGATGCCGCCATCAAGAACCGCGCGATGGATGAGCAGAAGATGGCGATTGACCGTCGTAACGACGAAGAGCGCACCGATCGCATGCTCAAGACGTACGCCGCGGTCGCTCAGACAGCTGTCATGGCTGCCAGCGACGAGCGCGCCAAACAAGACGTCGTTCCGCTCTACAACCCGCCGGGGCAAGAGCTGCGGATGGCCCCCTCGGGGCGCGGCTACCTCGTCGACGACGGCACGCCGATCGAGGCGATGACGGGAGGCGCGAGTCTTTCGGGCGAACCGCCGAAGAAGAGTCTCGCTGCCGCCGTTGCCGCCAAAGGTGAGGCGAACCGAAAGCTGACTCCGAAGGAACTCGAAGCCGCTGCCGACAAGGCCATCGCACGCACGCGTGAGCAGATCGATCGGATCGACGACCAGGGGCCCGCCGTGCGTCGCATGGGAGCCGGTACCCCAGAGAACGGCTACAACTCCGAACTCACCAGCGGCGCAGAGAAGGCCTACGAGGCGTGGCGTCAGCGAACAGCGCCCTGGGATACCGGGCGCGACTACGACCTGCGTGGAGCCTACGCCCAGGGCCTCGATCGAGATGGCCGAGGGCACCTGCCGGACACGTTCAAGAAGCCGAACCACGAGACGTTTTCCGACGAGTCGATGTACGCGAAGTATGCGCCCGACGAGGCCGGCTCCTGGGACGGCGAGACGTACAAGCCGAAGGGGCCGCCCGCGTGGCTTCGTCAGGAGCAGCGGTCGAAGGACATGGGCGCGGCGCTCGAACAGGGGCTTCAGCCGTACGCCTACGCCTACAAGCCTGGCTTTGACGAAGCGGAGCGCCAAGCCCCCGGTGAGCAGAACGTGGGGCCGATGGCTCAGGACATGGCGAGCAACCCCGTCACCGCTACGGCGGTCAAGGAGGGCCCGAACGGGATGCTCTACATCGACCAGCCCAAGGCGCTGAAGTTGTCGCTCGGCGCGGCTGGCTACCTCGCCGCCAAGCAGCGCGAGCAAGAGCAGCGTCTTGCTGCACTGGAGAAGCGCCGATGAATCGCCTTTCGAGCATCTTCGACCTCGATCCGGGCACGGCCGCCGCGCTCCAAAAGAAGTACGGCGCCGAGCAGGCTCCGATGGGGCCACCTCCGCCACCTGTCGCCGGGCCGCCAGCCGCCGACGATCTCAACATCCCCTCCGATCCTTCCGCGAGCGCCAAGCCTGTCAGCTTCTGGGACATGCTCTCGGGCAACGGCGCGCCTGAGAAGCCGGTCACGCCCGTCAGCATTGCTGAGCAGCACATTCCCGAAGGCATGCGCGAGCAGGCGAAGGTAGACGCGCAAAACCAGTGGAACCGCGCGAACGAGCCACAGGGGGCCGCTGGCAATGACGGATTCCCGACCTATCGCGACCTGAGCGGCGAAGCTGCGCCGACTGGTCCGATGCCTGGTGCTGGTGGTGCACCGCGCTGGGTTCCTGGCACGAGGTCGGGCAAGATCGAGTACGGCATTGACCCCGAAACCCTGCGAACGGGCCGAGAGCACCGCGAAAACGAAGCTGGGGCACGCCTGCTAGCTGCGGACGCACGATTCAAGGCGGCTCGTCTTGAGACCGCTGCGGAAGCGGAGCTTGCTCAGGCTGACGTCATCGCCTCCGAGCGAGCGAATGCTGTCCGGAACCGAATCGCTCAAGAGCGACAGGCGTACGTCGAGCGTGAGCGGTCGAAGTTCGACAGGCTTGCCGCTGACGCGTCACGGGACGTCGACGAAAACGCCTACTGGAAGGAGCGTGGCGGAACGCTTGCGCAAATCATCGGCGCCATCGCCGTCGGGATCGGCCAGTTCGGGGCATCGTTGACGGGCGGCAAGAACGCGGCGCTGGAGGTCATCCAGTCGGGCATCGACCGAAACATCGACGCCCAGAAAGCGAACATCGCTAAGGCACGGAGCGCCTACGAGCTTCGCTCCAATCTCTACGCGCGAAATCTAGAGTCGATCGGAGACCCAGAGCGTGCCGCGCTCGCTACCCGCGCCCAGTATCTCGATGATGTGAAGCGGAAGCTCGGGCAGGTCTACACGTCCGCTCGAGGCGCCCGCGATGAGGCTGCCTATCAGGAGCTCTTGGCGTCAGTCGAGAGCGAGCGGGCAAAGGCGGCCGACGAGTTCGCGAAGCTTTCGCACGACAAGAAGACCGAGGAGCTCACGGAAAAGTTCTCGGTGCCTGGAGCGGGTGGCGGACCGAAGGGCCACGAGGCGCTCTACGTCGCGTCGCTTGGTGGGTATGCACGCGACGCCGAGAGCGCTCGCAAGCTGAACGACCAGGGGGCGATGCGGGCACAGATCAACGAGAACCTTCGCGGGATCTCCGGCCTCCTCGAAGAGGCGAAGTCGCTGAACACGGCCAGTGACTACGGCCGCATGCAGGAGATTCGTTCGCAAATCGACTCGCTCAAGCACGAAGTCTTGCGGGAAACGACGGTCCTTCGCGGACAGGGCGCGATGTCCGAGGGCGACAAGGTGGTGTCCGAGCGCGCCGCCAACCTCGAGGACGTTGACCCCCGCGGCAAGACCGAGGCGCAGATCAAGCGAATGCAGAAGGGCATCAAGGATGTCGCCGTCATGCATCAGCGCGATCATCGCCTGCTGGGTGAGGCCTACGGCATCCAGCTCGGGCGTGAGGAATACCGCGCCGGACCAAATGGGCCGGAGCCCGTCGCGAAACTCTCCGGCCGCAACAAGGTCGTGAGCAAGCAGACGCAGAACTACGACGACCTCGTGGAGCCGCCGAAGGGCGTGGTGAAGTAGTGGCCGACAAGAAGGCCGACCCGAGCAAGCCGGTAGGCGTCGTCACCCCCAGCGGGAAGGTCGGCTACCTGCCGGCGGCTGTCGCCGATGACGCGGCCGATGCCGGCGTCCGCAAGGCGACCGATGCAGAGCTGCGGACCGCCCAGCATGAAGCCAACAAGGAGGCCAAGACTCAAGCGCTTCGCGACAAGTTCTCGGGAAGCCTCGGTGCCGAGGTCGAGGGCGCCGTTGCGCCTGCACTCGCCGGCGCTGCGCGAGGGCTATCGCTCGGTCTCAGCGACGAGGCGCTCGTCGGTCTCGGCGGCGACGCTGCTCGCCAGCGGCTCCTCGACTACCAGGAGTACGCCCCCGTCACGTCCGCGCTCGGAGAGATCGGAGGCATCGCCGGCGGTGCGCTTCTCGGAGACGAGGCTGGAATCGGAGCGCTACCTGGCGCGGTGAGCCGGCTCGGCATCGGCGCGGAGCGAGGCGTCGCTGCAGCGCTTGGAGAAGGTGCCATCGCGCGCGGCGCTGGCGTTCTCGCCCGAGGCGCCGCCGAAGGCGCAGTGTTCGGCGCTGGCAACGCGGTCAGCGAGTCCGCCCTCAAGGACACGGACCTGACGGGCGAAGCGCTCATCGGGGGCGCTGCGCATGGCGCCCTCGGCGGCATGGTCGCGAACGGGTTGCTACATGGCGCCGGAGCAGCCGTAGGCAAAGGACTCGGGGCACTGCGACCGCCGAAGGCGACCGCGGGTGCTTACGACGCGATCGCAGAGCGAGAGTTCGGCGAGGCTGCCCCCGGTCTCGGCCGACGACTTGCCGAAGACACGGCAGCCGCAGAGCGCGCCGGTGCGCCGTATCGAACGGGCCCTCTCGACGAGGTTGGCGAGGGGTACCTGTCCGCTCGGAAACGAGTCGCCCCAGAGAAGGCGAACGAGCTCGGTGAGATCTGGAAGAACCGAGAGGTCGCGCTCAACGACGGAGCCGAGCGCCTCGAGACACACGCGCGCGACCTGAGCGAAGCGATCTCGAAGCAGCAGAAGGCTGCCGCCGTCACCGACATGAACACGTTCGGTGAAGCCAAGATCAACCACATGGACAAGCTGGTTGACCGGGCCAACTTCGAAGGCCAGGCGCAGCACGTCATGGACTGGATGTTCAAGGCGCAAGATGCCGTGAACACGCTCGCTGGTGACACGGCAGCCTCGAAGCTCGGGCCTATCGCACGTAGAGAGTTCGAGTCTCGAATGGCGCGGCTCGGGAGCGCCATGGAGACAGGCGACAGCCTGAAGCTTTTCAGGGCTGCCGACGACATGAAGCGATTTCTCGGCCGTGGCGCCAGCTTCGGAAAGCGGGCTCGTGGGCTGAACGAAGCTGAGCGCGCCTTCGATGACCTCTATCAGGGCGAAGGCGGCCTGATGAGCGTTCTCGAGAACTCGGCATGGGGCAAGGCCGCCGACGCTCAGAAGGCTGTCAACGCAGCTGCCACGCAGAACATCTCGCTTGGCGATCGCTTCCGCGGCAAGTTCACGACCGAGTATGGCTCGACGGCTGGCCGCCCTGACTTCGTAGCGAACAGCGAAGCCGTCTCTGGCTTCATGGGTCGCCTGACGAAGGCTGCCAACGACCTCGACGCGCAGGGCGTTCGCGACATGATCGCTACGCGTCGCCGATTCCTCGAGGCGACCGAGAAGAGCTACGACCATGGCGCGGCTGCCAAGACGGCGATCGCCGAAGAGCGTTCGGCGCTCGACGCGATGGAGAAGACCTTCGACAAGGCCACGAAGGAAGCCTCTCTCATCAACCAGGTGAAGAGGCTCCAGGCCGAAGAGCGCGAATATGGGATCGGTGGTGCGCTCGGTCTCGTCACCGACACGTTCAGCAAGCCCATCACCACGCTGCGCCGCCTCGCCATGCTCGAGGAGCACACGCAGAGCGTGCTTGGTCGCATGGGCAAGGGGACGCGACAGCTCGTTGGCAAGACGGAGACAGAGGCGGCCCAGGCAGGCCTACGTCCACCGAAGGGACCGGGCGAAGGATTCTTCTCCCAGCTCTTCAAGTCGACGAAGGCGGCCGCAGACTCGTCGGGCTCCGTTGCTCGAGCGGGCGGCGTGAAGGTCGAGAAGTACGCCCAAGAGGCTCGTCAGATCTCGGCGCTCCAGTCGAATCCGCAGGCGCTCTCTGCTCGAATCGGCGACGCCCTCGGGCCGATGGCCAACGCCGCACCGAAAACGACGGCAGCGGCGACGACAACGGCAATGCGAGGTCTCGCGTTTCTCGCGTCGAAGATGCCGCCGTCCCGGCAGGACCCCTACTCGCTGCAGCCCCAGTTTCAGCCCACCACACGGGCGAGCGATGCCGAGATCTCCCAGTTCCAACGCTACCGCCAGGCGCTCGACAACCCGACATCGCTTCCTGAATGGGCCGCAAAGGGCACACTCACCCACGAGCACGTCGAAGCCGTCAAAGCCGTCTACCCGAAGCTCTACGAGCAGATGCGGACGCAGGTCTTCAACGACCTCGTCGACAGCAAATCGCCCGTTCCTTACGGACGTCGAATCGCGCTCGGAATCCTGCTAGACCTTCCAACAGACCAAACGCTTGCACCGGACTTCATGCAAGCGATCCAGGCCACCTTTACGGCATCGGAACAAGCCGGACAGGAGCCACCGCCCCCCAACCTGGCGCAACTCGATGTTGCGTCGTCCCTCGAGTCAGGCGCGCAGCGCATCTCCTCGGAGGGTCTGGACCGGTGATCCATGTCCGCTGGCGTTTTTCTGACTCCCCGCGTTTCGGCGACTAACGCGCCGCTGCAGGGAAAGACTGCTGCGTTCGGCACTGCAGGCGTAAACATCGCCGCGAAGCAGGGCCGACTGTACAAAGTGCGCGCCGTCAACAGCGGTGCGACCGCGTACTTTCTCCAGATCCACGACAAGGCGACGGCGCCCACGGCCGGCGGCGTGCCGATCTGGGAGGTGAGACTTCCGGCGAACGGAGACGGAGCCGAAGACTTCGGGCTCGCTGGTCTCTACTTCGCAAACGGTCTCGGTCTCGCGATCAGTACGACTGCGGGAACGCTGACGTTTGCAGCGGCCACCGACGCAGTCGCCTACGTCACCTACGCGAGCTAGCCATGGCGTCGCCGCAATACTCGATCCTGTACTCTGCACAGGTTTCGGCGAGCGCAAGTTCGGGTGGCACTGGGGACGTCCTGATCAAGGACGCAACGTCAGGGCTGTTCGTACGAGCCACGGCAGCTGCGCGCGGGTCACGCCGCTCGACGGGCATCGCACTCGGTCCGTACGTCCCCAACGGCACCGTCGAGATTCAGCAGTTCGGTCAGGTAGATCCAGCGACCTCCGGGCTCGGTATCGGGGCGGCGTCATGGGTCCGAGTGTCGTCCACAGGGGGGCTTGAGAGGTGCACACCGGTTGTCGGCGATGACATCGTCGGGTGGGTCGAAACGGACGGAACGTTCCACTCGAACTTTGGCTTCATCAACGCCTCTATGACGAACGGCGGCGCCGTGAATGGCACGGGGTTCGGCCACTACACAAGCGGCGCCCTCGATCCGAACGCGAAGGCCGTTGACCTCGCCACTATCGACGTGACCGGGGCGCTCCCGCTTGCTCGGGTTGCGGCGCCAGGAGGCGACGGCTTCCTGCGATTCAGCGGCGGGGCCTGGACCTCATCGAGCACGATCTCGAACCCAGACATCGCAACGAACGCCGGCATCGACGGTTCGAAGGTGTCTCCCAACTTCGGCAGTCAGAACGTCACGACGTCCGGCAACCTGACGCTGACGGGAGGTTCTCTGTCGACTGGCTCAACACCAGCCGCAGCAGGAGCCGTTCGACTCACGAACGCCACCGACATCCGCTTTCGTAATCCAAGCAACACTGCCGATACCGTCCTCGCCACGGTCGACTCCAGCAATTACATCCGCTTCGGGCTCAGCGGCGAGCCGCAGGGCTACGTCGCTCACGGCGGTGGCCAGTTCGGGTGGTACTCGGCGTCGAAGTACTACTTTCTCGCAACGACAAACAGCCTCCAGACGTCGGTGCCAATCGTCGGCGACGGAGCTGGGAGCCCGTACAGCGTCCACGGCTTCGTGGCGGTCCCGTTTCCTAGTGACGCCAACTACACGGTCACGGCTGCGCAATACTGCAACCGTCACATCTATTTTATGAACGGGTCGTGGACGGTAGCGCGCACGATCACGCTGCCGAGTCCGGCAACGCAGGCGCTTGGCTATTACGTCCACATCACCAACGCCACCAACTTCACGATCACGGTCTCCACTGGCGTCGGCAGCAACAAGACGCTCGCGACGAACGTCTCGCAGCTGTTCTGGATCGACTCGACGGGACCTTGGTTCGCATCCGCAACGTGGACTCGGTGAGGCAACATGAGAGTCATTACCAACATCACGATCGATCTGAAGTTCAACGTCGACGTCACGGCGCCTCAATTCCACGTCCAATTTACCGATGTGGACGGGAACGGGCTCGAGACACACGGTACAACGACGATTGCCGATGACGCCGCGTTCGCACTCTGGCGCGAATTCCCGGGCCTGCTCGATGCCGCAAAAAAGGCCGTCGAGGTGAAGGCGGCCGAGGTCGCCGAGCCAGGCGCGCTCGCGGAACGGATTGCCGCTGCGAACGAGGCCGAACGAAGGCAACGCGAGGCAGCCGCAGCATTGGCCGATGTTGAGTCGGAGCTCGCATCGAAGCGTGCAGAGCTCGAGTCGCTCGCTCAGCGCTGAAAGGAGATCGAAGCCATGCCTCCCGAAGACAAGCCCCCGATGCCTCCGCTCCCGAAGACGACCGTGCAGTTGGAGGTCCCGCCTGACTGGGCCATCGAGCTCTCGAAGAAGGTCGCGGACGGATTCAGCGACGTCAACCGGCGTCTCGTGAACATCGAGAGCAACCAAGACCTGCTCACCGAGAATTACAAGGACCTCACGAAGCGAACGACCGCTCTCGGCGAACGCATGGATCGACTCGAGGAGCGACAGGAAAGCAACTCGATCCGCGTGCAGTCCGGAAGCGAAGTCGACGCGAAGCACGACGCCGCCATCGCTGGGCTTGTCACCAAGGTCGACGCCGTCGACGGAAAGGTCGACACGCTCGCAGCGTCGCACGACGCCGGCATCGCAAAGCTCGCCGGTCTGATGGACAAACCGCTCGTGCGAAAGGTCGGGGTCGCTGCCGCCGGTCTCGCCATCGCGGCCCTCACGGCCGCTACGAGCTACCTCGCAGGTCACCAGCAGCAACCCGCGCCGCCCACGCCCACGATCGTCATCGCGCCACCAGCCGCCACGGAGATTCACAAATGAACGCCACCATGCACCCGACGACGGGGTCTGTCATCGCTGCGGGGGGCGCCATCGTCTCCGCTGCTCTACTCATCGCCAGCTGTAGCGCGCAGTCCAAGGCTGTCGCTGCGGAGGGCACTTACCTGGCACAGCAACTCGACTGCGTCGCAGACGCCGGCACGAAGGCCGAGTCGAGGGCTTGCCGTGAGGGCGTGCGCGAGCACTGGGATGGGGGTGCGAAGTGA